ACTTGAGAAATTACATTTCCACCACCATATTGCTGATTAATTAATGCTGCTGTATCAATAGCATTCTGAAGCGCATCTATTTGAGCCTGAGTCTTACCAGTGGTTCCAACTTTAGCGGTGTAATAAGCATCTTTTGCAGCCTTTGCTGCTTTGTCTGCCGCTGCTTTGTCTGCCGCTGCTTTAGCATCTGCAGCGGCTTTTGCCTCTGCTGCTAAACGTGCCGCATTCTGTGAGTCTGTAACCCCACTAACTCCACCACCAGGTTGTGATGCTTGAAGTTGTGCAAGTTTAGCCTGAGTTGCAGCCAATGCTGCCTTTGCTTGAGCAAGTGTTGTTATAGGCCCACCACTGCCGTCATATTGCGCTAAATCTGGATTAATAGCCATTATACTAGCCCCATATCCTGTCCAACTTTGAGAGTTAATGAATCAAGGGTATCACGCGCATTATTAGTATATGCCCATTCAGGAGTACTCTTTAATCCTCTTTCAAATTGCCAAATTGGCATAGTCTCAGGTTGTCCTGTCTTAGGGTTAATATACTGTAGTGCCTGGCGCAGACGCGGGTCATTGTAAGTAACTGAGTCTGGGTCAACTTCTAAGATATTTGCAATAGAACCCTTGTATGCTGATGCTAGAGCATCAACGCTTGTTCCATTTCGAATTAGTTCAGAATACGCTGGAAATGCGCTGGCGGCTTTTTCACGAATTTCAGCCTGAATATCTTCAATTGTTGTTGTGCCTACAAATAGGTCTTTAGATTTCTGCGTCCAGTATGAATCATTGAAGTATCCTGTTGCAGCAAATGATTGAGCATATGACTTTAAGTCAGAGGTATCCCCAAGGATTTTTCCACCAAAGCCAGTAATTTTTCCTGAGAAAAAAAGTACTTCATCAAATTGATTGTCGTCAAGGCCACGGTCGTATGCATCTCCAGCAATCTTGTCAAAGTCTGTCATAGAAATTTTGATACCAGAATCAACAAGACGTTTACGTGCAGATACCTTATACTTATCTAGTGCATCAAGATAAACTGGATTTTGCTCAAGTTTTGTTTTTTGTCTAGCCTTAACTAGATTGCTTGTATTTTTATAATAATTAGTTTTAAACAAAGCCTCTGTTGCTGCTGCAATATTACCAGCCTTAAAAAGGTTATAGACTGCTTGGAGTTCAGGAAATGCTGCAATTAAAGCCTCACTAATACCGTAAGAACTTGCTGCAGCAATGCCTTCATTTCTTATTTTTGCTTCTGCGGCATCTGCTAGCCTAGCATCATACATTGCGTCTATTGACATTAGGAACCTCTCAAACTATTTGATAGCCATGAATCAAAATCAATACGCTTTTTACGGTCAAAGTCATCTGGGTTTAACTTCTTTAATTGTGATTCAATTGACATTTGAGCAGATTGTGTAGAATAGGCTGGAGTTTGTGTTGTAACAGACTCATACTTACCAGTTTTTTTATTAAGAACCTTTTCTTGAGTTGTTGATAATGTGCCCTCATTAATCTGTTTTTCAAGAGGAGCATACCGCGCTTCAAGTTCTTCTGGCGTGGCAGTCCTTCCCAGGGTATTTTGGTAAACATCATCTATAACTTTAAAAATATCTTCTTTTTTATATTGATAAATTTGACGGCTAGGAAGTGCGGCTTTTTTTGCCTCTTCGTTATCTAAACCAGGAATGTAATCTGCTGCTATTTTTGAATAAAGGTCTGCAAAGGTACGAGACTCGGCTGCAAATTTTGTATAGACTGGGTCGTTCTGGAGTAAGGTCTTAATTGATGCTACAGAAGACCTAACGCTTTGACCAGACTTACGTGCTAATTTTGCTAACTGCCCTAGTTGGGCTGCGGTTAAAGTATCTATAAGTGCAACGTTTGAAACAACCCCTACAACTCCTGGTAAAAATGCGCCAAGTCGGGCATCAATACCAGAACTTAATTTGCTTTCTGGGGCGGCGCCAGATGCACCAGTTGGCTTGGGGACAATGCCTGTATTTTTGATTGGGGTTGTGCCCCGACCTACTACTTGATTAGTAGCCATTATCTTTTTCCGCCAGTTCCTGTTGTTTCAACTATGTAAGTAAAATCATCATCTGTAAAGTATCTGTCATAGAATGCTCCAAAATTAACATCTTTTTTGCGCAAATCTGCAACCTTTTCACCAACGGCATTTTTAATATCAATTGCTTTATCTGTATTAATGCTTGTCTGGCGATATTTTAACATGTCGTAGACGTCATAACGGAAGTTTAAATACTCTACAATTGTATACCAACGCTCTTGCTTGGCAAGGTCTTGCCAAAGCGAAGGACTATTGACAGCCGTTGTTAAAGCGTTGATGGTATCAACTTGTCTCTTTTGGAAACCAGCACCTTGTTTTTCCTCATACCATAAATTGTTATCTGTCTGCATCTTGTCAACATATGCTTTTTTGTAAGCGTCTAGTGTTGCAAGTCCAAAGCCTCGGCTTGGGTCGTAATCGTTATTTGTAAGTTCTTGAGTAACGATTTCAATCATCTTGGTATAATTTTTCCAACCTAGGTTTACAATCGAAGAACGATTGTTTTCTAGGGCGGCGCCTTGTTCTTTAAACTTTTGTTTAGTTCCTGGTATTGCATGGGAAACTAGGTAGGCCTGGGCTGAACTAGAGAAAGCATAGTCGTCATCATTAAAAATTGCACCAAGAGTGCTAAGGTTTCCCTTTTCACCTATAGAAGAAATGATGTTTTCTATTACTTTGCCGTTCTTTTTAACCAAAGCAACAGCAGTATCATCTGACCTAACTCCAGAGAGTGAGTCTGTTAGTTTGTCAACAAGTAAAAAGTAGTCTGGGTAATCATCAGCAAAACGGTCATTACCCTCAGAGCCATAGGCATCATTATATTTTACAAGCAAGTCGGAGTATACTTGAAGTGGAGAAACAAATTTTGGTTGAAGCGGTAGGATACCAGAACCGAGGGCTCTAAGAAGTGCCAATGATTTGGCCTTATCTTTTGCTTCTCTATAAAGCGGACCTAGGTTAGGTGGCTGTATATGGTATTCTGCTACGTATTCAAAACGTAATTTCTCAATAAACATATTTACATCTTTATTAAATTGTTCGCCGTCTTCGCCAACAAATGCCTGATATGCTTGTGCTCCTCGGCGCAAAGTATTTGGCGTAAGTGGAGCAAGAGCGTTTGCAGATGTGCCAAAAGGCAAGAGCAACTGAGCAAACTCTCCTTCTCCAAAAGAATACTTCTTGGAGATTTCATTTAATGCTACCGCACTAAGTGGGCCTGGGGAAAGTACTTGACCGCCAGTTGGGTTAATTGCGTTAAACCAAGTTGTCGGAAGTCTTCCCTTAATTCCAAGTGCTGGCAAATCAACTTCAACATATGTATCGCCATATGCATCAACTTTTACGTCGCCGATGTAGTCTGGAATTTGTGCCATCTGTGAAATTTTGTATGGAAACTCTGGGTGGTCTAACATTATTTTGCCATAGGCTCGATATTGCTCTACAATTGCTGGGAAGAATGCTACTAAATAGTTAAAGGCAGCAGGATAGTTCATGTCTCTGCTAAAAGAGTTTATTTTATTTCTAAATTCAGTTAAGGCGTGTGCCCTGGCTACTGATTCAAACTGCGCTTTATCTTTTTCGGCTAACCTGCGACCTTGAGAGTTTGCTAAAGCAACCATGTTTTGAAGTTTTTCTTGATACTTGGCCTCAAAATAAGGATTATAAGATAATTTAGCAGTCGGCACTGTTGCTAACCAAGCAACGGCATCCTTAAGAGATGCATTTGCTTTAACAACAAAATTACTTTGTCCCAATAGGTCGCGGTTTAAGTCTGAGATAACGGTTGGGCGCTTAGCCAAATCTGGATACATTTCTTTAAGAATTTTAGGAGTAACTTCACCCTTTAAAATTAAAGTTTGTAAACGAGGTTCTGGTGCTAGTTTGTCAACTACGCTTAAAACTCGGTTATACACATATTGTGCATCGCTAGGTGAAAGTTTACGGCCAAGACTTTTGACAATTCCAAATCTTTCAAGATAGTTTCCAGATTCGTGACTTGCAATCCAAGCAATAATTTCTTTTTCAGTTAACTTCTGTGCCATAATCTTCTTTGCAACTTCATCAACTGCAAGATGATTTGTTAAAGTATTTACCCAAGATGACATGTGAAGATTTTCATCTTCTAGGGCAACAAGTGCTACGCCACCATCACGGTCACGTCGAACATTTGCTATACCGAGTTCACGTGTTGAGCCTATCAGGCCACGCATGGTGTCTCGACCTCTAATTTTTTCAAGCATAATCTGGCCTTGAACGCCAGAAAAGGCAGTTTCAAATCCTTCAACACCTGCAACAGTTTGAGTCTTTCTACCTACAGTTTTGCTAGGAATGCCCGCTAACGCAGAATCACGAACCTTGCGGAAAGCATCTTGCTCTTGTTTAATAATTTTAATGTAGTCAAGTTGCTTTTGTATCTCTGGTGTAATCTGACTTGAAACACCAGGCTTTTCAGTTATTGTTCGGTATTCAACTTTTCCGTTAACATCTAATTTAATCTTAGTGCTTTTTCCATTTTTATTTGGAATCATTTCTAAAATAGTTCCAGTTGTATTAGACTTTTTAGAGGTGTAAACGTCGCCTACCTTGTAACCACCAGTAGTCGCTGAAACATACCCTGAATCTTTAAGTTCTTTTTCTGCTGCCTCAAGAATTGATGTGCGCATTGTTATGTCTTGGTTTATGCGTTTAATATTTTTTGCAGGGTTTATTCTTGATTCTGAAATTTTAAGAATTCTAGCAACAGTATTGTGAGAATTACTGATATCGCGTAGGGTTTGAGTACCTAGATTTTTTATTGAATCAAACAAAACTCCATCGCCCCAAGAGCGTAAAGTAGAGTCACGAATAATGTTAATAGGGAATCCAACACGTGCAAGAGTAAAGGTTCTCCAAACAGATTGGAATTCATCTAATGTAGACCTCACGTGTGCAGTAGCCAGCGGCAAACCAGATGCTTCGCCTCTACGTTTTTTGTAAGAACCAAATGCTTTGTCAAGCAACTTAACGTCTGCAAGATATGCACCGTTTGCAAGTTGAGAAATAAGTAGAGGGTCTTTAACTATAGTTTGCTCAAGCCCTTCGCCTTCTACAAAATATGCTCTATTCTCATTTTTTGCTTCTTTTGCTTTTGCAACATTCATCTTTGATTCATTTAGCCACCTAGCAACAATTTCATTTCTTAAAGTTTCTGGAAGTGAATGTTTTTCGGCTACGCGAGTAATTATTTTTTCGTTAAATGCTTCAACAAGTAAGTTTTTTACTCCTTCGCCTTCTGCCATTGCGAAGTCATTAGCAAACTTTCTTGCCTCTAGTGGAGTCATAACTCCCCTGGCAACGGCCATTCTTGCAGTAGTTCTTATGCGAGTGGCGCTTTGGATAGCATCATTAAAATTAACTGTCTGGTGGGGTGCATCATCAAGGGCTCTGTTTATTGTTCTAACCACAACAGATAAACCAGTCTTTTGATAAATAGTTTGTGTTGCTTTGCCCTGTAAAGTTGCACGTGTAGTCGTATCCAGTGCGCCTTGCTCAAGGCCCATTGCAACACGGTTTTGTGCTCTATCTAATTTGACAAGTTCTATGTGTTTAACAAAAGACTTTGGCAAGCCAGAGGCTACTGTTCTTTCTTGCAAAGCAGAATCAAGAAAAAGGGACCTGTCTAGCCAACTCTTGGTTGAGCGCAAATCGCTTAACTCTTCTTTAATTATTTTAGAGTTTAACACTGAGTCATTTTCGCCAATAATTGCTGTCTGCAAACCATTTTTTTCAGTAAATTTAACTTGCGCTTCAAGGCGCTGAATTTCAGCAAAAGTTGCAGGTGCTCTTGTTTGAAGTTCTGCTAAAGCAGTTTTGTCGCCACGACCAATTCTAAAAATTAAACTCTGGCTAACAGCGTCTTTTCCAGCAAGAAGAGATGCAGCAACTTGTCCATATTCATTATTTTTAAATTGAGAATGAGATTGAATAGAAACAGCATCGCTGTTTTTAATAAACTCATAGAGGTCGGTGTAAACAGTTGTTTCACCCGCGGCTGTTTTTTTGTGCAATTCAATATCGTTAGCAAGACGTTGCGCTGCCCGTGCTGGTTCATTAGTTAAACGTGCAACCGACTTTTCAATTGGGCCACTAAGTTTTGCATTAATGCCACCAACTACTGCGCCCTTGGTAACAACGCCAGCAAGTTTAACGCCCTTAATATCTGGGGCTGTTGCAATTTCAAAACCAAAATTTAGTATTCCAGAAGTTAAAGCGCCAATACCCTTTTGTGTATCACCAAGAGTTTTCCACCCACTAATATTAGATGCGTTATGTACAACATCTCTACCAAAGTTGTATTTTTCTTGTCCGACTGCACTTTGCGAAAGTTTAGCAGATTTTTTAATATCTTTATCGATGGCATCAAAAGCGCCTGCTTCTGATAATGCTCTTTCGGCTTTACCTGCAAGGCCTGCTCCAATACCAAAACCAGCAACTGCACCTGGAACAGCACCTACTCCGCCAGCAAGTAATCCCGCTCCAAAACCAGCAACCGCACCCAAGGCTCCACCCGCAAGCATGCCAAGGCCAGCAAGTAATCCCATGCCAGCATCGTGGCGAGTGATATCATTTAAAAATGCATAGTTAGACCTAACGTTGCCTGTTCCAGCCATTAGGGCTTTTGTGGCTTTACCGTTGGTTTTTTTATCTAGTTCAGCAATAGTAAATGCTGCTGCGCCAAAACCCGCACCTACAGCCGCTCCGCCTGGTCCAAGAACTGCGCCAGCAGCGCCTCCTGCAACAATGCCAGAAGGTTTACCTAAAACTGAGCCAACGGCGTTTAATGCGCCTTGTCTACCTGTTTCAATATAGTCATTATATGACCTTGGATTTTTAGGCAAAGACTTAGCAATGTCAAGGGATGTTCCAAAGTTTATTTTTTTGTTAGGGTCATAAGGGCTTTGTGAGCCATCATTTTTATCAAAAAAATTATGTATTGCTCCTAAGAGGTCCCACATTAAATAGCCATCCCGTTTTCAGGGGGCATTAAATTGCTTCTTAAATATTGTACATAGTCCCTGGTCCCCTGAGAAGAACCTGGTTGGGTAGCCCAAAACTCAAGGAGTGGTAAATTTTCAATTATTGCTTGTACGTCTGGGTCTTCATTTGGTTCTTGTGGAAGCCCAGCAAAATTATTTGGTTGCCCCAATGGTGACAATCCGTTTAAAACATCTTCTTTTGGAAGTTGAGTTGGGTCTGTTGCTGCTGGAATTGAACTAAGTTTAGGAGAATCTGGTTGCTTATACATTGTGGCTCCGCCTTGCTGAGCCATTGTTTCTGTTCCGCTAGAACCCATTTGATTCATACCAGGAATATACTTCTTGCCTTGGCCCGATGTTCCAGCGCCGCCAGTACCAGATACTTGAAAATTTTGTGCAGCGGGTATTGCCATCTTAGCCTCCTACTTAAATTGTTTAAATATATGAATTGGTTCTGAGCACATATTATCGTATTGAATTGCAATAGCGACTGCTTTACGAACCATTGTTTCTGCTTGATTAATAGTTTTTACTTTTTCCACACCCAACGCTGCCAATGCGCCGAGGGCAACATCGCCACCACTACCCATAACATATACATTGCGAACATCGGTATCCCAAGAGTAATCTTCAGAAACCGAAAAAACTTGCCCTTTGACTGAGATAAGAAATCCTCCATCAATTTGCGCAACCTCGCCGTCTTCTTTCATGTCAATACCAGCATCAACAAAATTCTTACGCATTGCTGGTATAAACTTTTGAGTCATGTAAACATTTAAATCTTCTTTAATTGTAGGCTTAGGTTGTACGTAGCCGTAATGTAAAACATTACTTGCACGTGATGAACCACACCCAGCAATTAATACACCATTGTTTTCTACAATCTTTGGTGTCTTTGCTATTTGAAAACGTCCATGCTCATCACTAAGGCGTGAATCACATCCTAGTACCGACCAACCGTCACCTTGTATCGCTACCAGCGTTGTCATTATTGTCCCTTATTAGATTAAAGTTTATTTGTTGTCGTTGCCCTTGATGTTGCGTTTCCAGAGCCCGTTAGTCCAGCAATTAAACTCATTGCATCAGGGGGTGGGCCTTGCGGTGGTGCACCCATTGGAGAGCCTTCTGCTGGGGCTCCACCTGGAACAGGGGACGGCTGCTCGACAGGAGAGCCTGGTGCCCCAGCAGGAGGAACCTGCTGCTGCGGAGTAAAGATGTCAGTAACTGCGTCTTCTAACGCCTGACCCTTTTGACGGGATTTAATTACTGCAGCAATTTTAGTTATAATTGGGGATGGGTCTCCACCACTTGATGCCATCTGTGGAATAGCCTGGCTTAATGCGGTGATTGAACCAAGTAGAGATGTACGTAATCCTTCAACTTCAATCTTTTCAAGTTCCTGTGTAACGTTAACTGTAAATGGAAGTTCACGCATTGCCATGTCTTTAGAGATAAGTCCGCCGCCAAGTGCTTGAAGCATAAAAATAAGACCCTGTGCTGGATTAAGACCAGCAAGCATACCATAGCGTACATCGGCTGAATGGTCGCCCTTAATGTCTTTTGTTGGCTTGTATGTAACCTCGTAAGGAGAACCAGAGTCTACGCCACGAATTGTTTTTTCTTCTGGGAAAATGTACTCGTCTACGCAAAAACAAATTTCAATAACATCGCGAAGGGCTGCAGCAAAGATTGCTTGTGCAGATTTAACTTGTGTATCAAAGGCACCCATAAGGGCTTGTACGCCCTGGCCTGTTACAACAGAGGCGCTGATATTTCCAGAACGTCCTTCTGGATAACGCGTACCTGCGCGAAGTTCTTGGTTAAGCAACTGCGATTCTGTAAAAGCGCCTTGTGGAATGTTAAGTTCAACACGACGAACGCCCGCTGGGTTGGCGGTGCGAATAACCGCGTCGCCACCCAACTGGAGTTCTTGTACGTCATTTGGTAACACAATAGGTGCTTGTACACTTTTCTCTGCTGCTTCCATAGCCAGTAAGGCGAAACGGTTGCGGAGAAGTTGAATACCTAGTACGTCGTCGAATTGTCCACGCATCTCACCGTCAATAGACGGTTTACGCGCCACAACAACCATCATTTTGCCAAGCGGGTTAGACGCTTGAGATAAAATTAAATTGCTACGTCTTGGAACATAAATAACAGACTGGTCTTTATCGTAATAACGAATCATTTCAATCTGTGCATTAAGGTCTTGCTTGTAGCCATCTGGCCCAAGAAGTTCTCTATCAAACTCTGGGAACTGGGATACCAGTTCACCAAGGGTTAAAGAGTATCGTTTAGCAAAAGCCACACAACGTCCGTAGCGGTCAAATTCTGGGTAAGCCCCAATTGGATTTTCTACGCGGATACGTGGTAACTTGCTTTCTTCATCCAATTCAATTACGAACGGGACGAAACCATATGTTAAATACCAGTCTGCTCCAGAATACATTTGTACTGCTAGGTCAGAGTGCTGGAAATAATTAGATGCAATGCGTGTGCGCTTATCAGCAAAACTGCGGGCACGGTCATTGACTTGATTTGCTGCAGAACAGTTAATGGCTGGCAGTGGGGCCATGACCTCAGAAAGGTCACGGGCTACTACGTCAATAAAGTTAGCAACTACGTTAGCGTCAACACCTTCTGGGAAAAAGTTAGGGTATACCTGGGCAATCTTTCCTTTACGGACAGCAAGTACGTCAAGGTTACGCGCATCACGTTCGTGATTGCGGTAACGCAGGGAATCAACCCGTGCCGTTACCTGCTCTATTGTTAATGCCATTGTTGTCCTAACGATTGATTAAAAAATTATCTATTTTTGATTGAGCCAAGGAGTCCGCCAAGACCCCCGCCACCCATTGGCTTAAAAACTTTACCAACGTTAGAGCCACTTTTGCCAGAAATACCAGAACCGCTGCGAATTGAAACCGTTCCTTTAGGTGTAATTCCTTTTGCATTTTTTGCTTCAATTGGTTTTGCAGTCTCTCTAGCCAAGGCACCAGATTTAGTAATATTTACTCTTGTTTGCTCCATAGCATTTAATGACTTGCGATGTATATCGGGTGTTGATGCAACTACCTTAGCATTGCCACCTGAGGCCTTAATATCTTTATTGATAATTTTTCTTTTTAGTGGCGCAAAAAGTGAACCAGGTCTTGGGGATGGCATATTATTTTCCTTAACTGTATTGGTCTGACCATTGGTCTGAGAATGCTTCATCCAAGTTAATGGATTGGCGTTGATTAATTTGTGCTTGAGTTGCCCAACGATTCTGGGCAAACTGTCCTACATTAGAAGAACGTTGCATTAGTTCACGTACACGAATAATTGCAAACCAAAGAGCCATAACACAATCAGTTGGATTCTTGGTGTCAGGCTTCCAAGTGATGAGTTCTTGCACTAGAGTCTTTAAACCCTCAGAACCTTCATTGCTTGGTAGTTCTATTAAGTTATTATCTTGGAAACGCCCATCGCGGGTATTACCAAAAAGGGTTGCCATAGAGGCAACACCGAAAGATACGTCCCATTTGTTTTTGCCAGTGTAGTGTGAATTCAACTGGCAACCGTGAGAGGCTAAGTAGTTTCTTAACACATCATCCAAAGCGTATGCTTTTTGATGAGCGTTGATTTCAATTCTTAACTCTTGAGGCTTATATCGTTCTACCCAGTCTTCAATAAGATTTTGAATCTTAGCAGGGGTAGGTTCTGTCATGTTAATGCAATCTAAAACGTATACTCTTCCGTCTGCGCGATTATATGAAACAACCACAGCACCAGTAGCCCCAGACATAGCGGGGTCAAGACCAATAACAGTATAGAGGCTATCAATATTTTTCGGATGTCCAGGTGTACCCGCCTTTAGCGGTCCTCTCTTTCGCATTCCGTTGACTGAGCCAGCCACACAGGTTGGAGAGAATNTCG